GGCCATCAGCTTAACAACGCCTTTGGCCTTGGCAAGCATCTTGTCATGGACTGCCATTTGGTTATAGCGGTTAAGGAAGTTAATCCTTAGATCACCAAAGTTCTTGGGGTTGATTGCCTCAATCATTCTACGGGCGAAGCCTACATCTTCTCTACCAGGAGTAACAGTGTTTAAACGATCTGCCAGGCCCGCAGCGTTGGGTATGCCGTTTAAAAGAGTGCCAAGACTTGCTCGGATGTCTGGTTTGTTGAAGTCGTAAGTGCCTTTGTTGCCGATGGCCGACTTCAATTGATTGGGTGTAAACACATTCAACTCTACGATATTGCCTTGGTCGTCCTTGACCATAATGCCATCGTAGCCGTTCTTCTCAAACAGTTCCCTGACTTGATTGCCTTCTAGATCCATCAACCTTGTTTTGCCGTCAGTGAATTCTTCAACGGCCTTGACCATTGCTTTATTGATATCGCCTGAAAATCTATCTGTGAGAGCTTTATCGCCACGAGTTACATTGATAACAAATGGATTCTCTGCGTGGGCATACAAAGGCATGATGTTGCCTTCAGGGGCAAACTCATTTGAATATTCAGGTATAGAGGTACTGTATATACCTTCGCCTAGCTTGCCATCATCAGACCGTCTGAATGTATTGAAGTCTGCGTTGGTGGCATGGTACATAACCATTGGTTTGCCAGCTTTGTCTAAAACCTTGCTGTCGCCAAAGAAACGTTTAAACGCAGGTGTATCATGAGCTTTCAAACTGGCTTTGCTGGGTGGAACAGATATATTGTGTTTACCAATCAATACGGCATAGCCTTGGTTTTGCAACGGATCCATAAACATGTATCCATCAAACCCTGCGTTCTTGATCTTACGTTCTAGATTAGATGCACGTTCATTTGCACCTTCACCTTTGTTGGTTTTGATAATGCCTAAAGGATCTTTGACTGCATCGTAAAGATTGTTTAAACGCACAACATGCGCTGCACCACCAACTCCAGCTTCTGGAACAATCCCTTTACCTTTATCTACGTAAAAATAGATACGGTCTTTGATGTCTCTGTTAGCAGGCTCGCTGAGACGTTCGCCTTCTAGCCCTTTCAGACCAGTGCCAAAGAACTTAGATATTAATGTGTTGCGTTTTTGTTTGCTGAAATGAACACCGACTGCGCTTGACGCATTCTCTATTGGTGTCCCGTACTCGGCTTCAACATTGGGGAACGTAGTAGCGCCTGCTCTGCCGCTCTCGCTAGACTTCGTTCCGGATTCGATCCACTTGTTCCTGAGTTGGATTGCATCTTCTGAAATGGCTTCAAGCCTATTACGCCCTTGCCTCCAAAGATCGTCTCCCCCGGCTTTCTCTCTACTTCCCTGATCTGTGCCATATCTTGTTCCTTCTAAATACTCTTCCCTGTTTGCAGGTTCAATCAATTCACTATGGAATCGGATTGGTTTTTGAACATCAATAATACCATCGTAATCAAAATTAGCAATAGCATCTTTTATATTGTTGTAATATTGTTCATCAGAAATTTCATTGTCTGTGTACTTAGAGAAGTTTCCAAAGTGGATTTTGCCATTACGCACTGTATCTGCGTTGGCTTCTGGAACTTCTTTGGAAATATGTTCTCTAAGATCATTTAATGTCTTATCATTCATTCCTTCTGGAATGATGACTGAAACAAATCCATTCTGAGAATCTGACGTTGTATTGTCTTCGTCATAAGTAACCATAGCCTTTTGATCAAAGACATTACCTATAACTCTAGCAAATTCATTTAACTCTTCGTCTGTTGCACTGTCAGGCGCATTGATGATGATGTTGGGGTTTTGTTCACCCTCATATCTACCAGAAGAAATGTTGTAAGACCAACCCTTGAATCCCATGTCATCAAATAACTTGGGTATGACACGGCGAGCAACCACCTCAGTGGTTTGTTGTTTGTCTGCGCTGTTCATTAAGCGCCAACGGGCGGCTACCTCTTGGTCAGGGTTCGGTGCAACCTCTGCTACTATTCCTTTGAGACTGGCTTTGACAGTTGCTGAACTAGGTTGTCCAGAAAGTTGAACCGCTCCTGTGGAGACATTCCCGCCGTTTTGTTGTCCAGTGAAGACCACACTGGGTCTGACGGATCTATTACCCTGATTGGCTTGTTTGATAATGGCTTCTTCGTATCCGATATCATCTGCTTTCCTTCCACTAAGTTTTGCATATAAACGTTTTTCATAGTACCACAAGGCAGCTTGAATGTCTGCAAGAGTTAAGTCAACTCCTTCACCACGCAGTAAAGCTTGGGCTTTACGTGCCGCCTTGTACATAAAAGCTCTATCTGTTGCAGAAAATGGAGCTTCTTCCAACATTTCAAATTCATTCTTATAGATGGTGTTAGCCATCTTAAGTAAGTTGTGTTCAAACAAAAATTGATCGTAGGCATCACCAGCAGCGGCTTCCGCCCGTTTAAACCATGCTTCTTTAAGAACTTTTTTGGCAGGTTCTTTACCACCAGCAAGAAACTCAAGATCAGTTACAAAACCATTTTCTTCGTATATGTTTCTTAGTGGAATAGACTCTTCAACCAAATCATTAACGCTTGCGTCAGGCATATCAAGCATTTCTCTAAACTTATCAAGAGATGCTTTTGTAGCCTTTGGTATTAACAAACCACGCATACGGTTGATAGATCTAGTCCACCATAAGTCCATTGTGAGGTAACCCTCTGAACCGGACAGGTTGGCGTAGAAAGCGCCAAGCTTAGGGCCAAAGTGAATAGCGGCTGATGGAATGACCGTATTAGCTAAGTAGCTGGCATCTGATTCTTCACCAATAGAACGCAGATATGCATTCATGTCTTTAACAGTGATTTCTTTAAGTAATTCCTTCTCAAAATCAGCGCCGTACTTACGTAATAAGTTTTCAATGTTTATTAAATTTTTATCCAAAGCAGACGCACGGCGGTTACCCATAGCAACCAAAGGTTTGCCATCTCTAAGTTTTGAATACAATTTAATTGCATTGTCAATGTTCTTAGCAACTCTTTCCCCATTAGAGGTTACAGCAACAAGCGCAGAAAATACCGATCTAGCATGTTTGTTGTTCTCAAGCTCTGGGAATCTACGAGATAACATTTTGACTGCGTTGGGATAGTTATTGGAGTACCACCCTAAACCTGTTCCTGTCTTAGCAGTAGCTCTTAATTGATAACCAACTTCGTCAGCCATTGCTTTTGCAATTCTGTCTTCATCTTTGACGGTGTGGCTTAGGCGGTTCATTGCGCCCTCTTCACCAACTGTCTGTGCGTTTAAAGCCTTAGCAATATCCCGTACGTTGTTTACACCAGTCTTGCCTTTAGCTTTTTCTGTGTTTAAACCAAGTTCTGCCTGAGCAAACTGATCGTTTTGCTCCATGATCTCTCTGGTGGACAATGGAGTCTTAAGACTAGCTTTTGTTCCTTTATTGCCAACGACTGAAAGAGCAACCTTAAGAGGTGTGGAGAGATCATAGTTCTCAGGATTCTCAACAATTTCTCTAATTGCTTGATGTGGATAATCAAAGCCAAGGAAATCATCTTTTTTCAACGCCCGCAAAATTCTTTGCTGAGGTGGGGTAGAGGCTTTATAAGCCAAATCATAAGCTTCATCAGGTGAATCAGCTTCTGTATAGGCATCATTAAGCTTCCTATACATCTGACGCAGTACATCTTCCCTGCCAAACCTATCGGGAGCTTCTTCTTTCTCTGCCCACTTGGCAGTTTTGATACTAGCTTTTGTTCCTGCTGGTTTGGCTTCAGCCTTAACCAACTGACCCTTCTCAATCTTTTCAAAGATATCCTCTGCGGTGTTGAATCCATTCCCGGTTAGAACGTTACGCAGGGCTTCAAAGAATTGGTTTAAACGCTTCAATAGCGCAGCAATCATTCCTGGGGGGCTTCCCTTCTCGGCATAATACCTAAAGGCATCGGCTATAGCCTCCTCCTCGATGGCATTCATATCCCCCTTGTACATTTCCATGTATGCGTCATAGCGGGATTTGCCTTCAGCAAAAGGTTTATCCTTCAGGAATTCCTTGATCCATTTATCCTTCGCCATGCGCCTCAGAGCGTTCCATTGGTTGTCGGTAAAGAACCCTAACGCCTTCAATGCATGAACGGATTCATGGCGCAATACACCAATTGGATCGGTGATATCCAAGGCTATCTTGATGAGGCTTTGTGCATACTCACCTTCGTTTCCACCAAGGGTACTCATGAGCTTTAAGCCGACACCCTTCAACCCAAACTTAGCCAAAATGGCTTCTAGCTGCTTACCCAGTTCAGGAGCAGCTTGCTCAAACTCCTTGTTTACACGTACCTTGATTCCTGGAGTTACCCGGTCATTGAGTTCTTGTTCAGCCAAACGAGCAAAGCTACGTCTGCGCTTGTCACCTGTTAACTGTTCTAGTTCCTTGGTACTAAGGTTGGCAGCAATGCTTTTCTCTGCTGCACTTCTATCAGGGAAAGTACCAATAGATTGGCTGTTCTTGAAGATCGTGAATCCCTTACGGGTCTTCGGTACGATGTTTCCTGCCTTGATTGATAAAGGATTAACTTCAGGATCTAATTCAGCTTTAGTCCTGTTTAAATTCCCAATCTCTTTTTCAGTGTCAGATACCTTTCTGGCGTAATCACCAGATGCCTTTTGGTATTCAGGAGTTCTTCCCTGACCCATCGCCTCCATCGCTTCTAAATCATCTTTTGATTTTTGGACGGCAGCTTGCTTTTCTTCTATCTCTTTATCAATACTATCGGACTTCTTAGCCCGAGTTTCTAGGTATTTATTTTTCTTCTCTTCTGCGGCTTCTTGGGTATCAGCAATCCCAAGTTCCTTATCTCCGGCCATGATCTTGAAGTGTTCTGGGGCCTCACCCTCCTTGAACGAACCTTCTTCAATATGGTATCCACTAGGTAAATACGAGGTAGAGCTGGGTTGCTCCAGCTCATTGTCCTTGTTTAAATCAAAATCACCAGACCGAACAAGGTCAGCAATCATATGCTGTGCGTCTTGATCTCTTTGTAGTCCGGTAGCTTTCTTGATGGTTTCGATAGCCTTCTCTTGGCTAACGTTCCCACCCAATTGGTCTAATGCATTGATGCTGTTTAAACGCTGATCTGCATCGTAATGGGTAGCCGTTGTGCCACGAGGCAGAATTAAAGGAGCTTCCCCTGTATGGGGTTCCATCTTCTGCAATGCTTGTTGGGCGGCAAATCTCTGGCCGTCCGTCATCATATTCAACTCACCAATACCTGTGGTGCGTCTTAGGAAGTCTTTAAACCCTTCGCCAGAAGGATCTACGTTCTTTTCTATAGCCTTGTTGACCACATCTTGTGGGGTTACCTTCTCATTGGTATGACCCACCTTGTTAGCAATCAATGCGTTTAAATCGGCTCTCTCGCCCGCTGGGTTCTTTTCCCGAGTGTCATTGGGATCGAGAGATTGGCTGGGCATTGCATCAACAATGTCCTCAATTGAATAACTCTTTAATGGAGGCTTACCATTGTCTGCCCTGTGGGCATCAATAGCCGCTACACGCTCTGGGCCTAGCTCTTCTGCCGTGTAGTTACCATGAGGGTTGAATAGGGATTGTTCAGCCTGATTGCCTTCAACTTTCGGAGCAGGCGCAGGAAGAGCTAAAAGCTCGGGATTGATTTGGTTCTGTTCATTGAACTTGGCTAGAAGATCTGCGCTTTCTTTCTGTTTCTTGGCAGCTTCTTCTGTTAGGATCTTGGCTTGGTCAGCATCATATTCCCGCTTGAGACTGCTTAACTGAGCAGGCGATACTGCCGCTCCCGTCAAAGCACCAATCAAGGCATCATGAGCGCCTGCACCCATGACACCTTCCATAAGGGGTGTATCAAATCCTGCGTTCTGTAGGGCCAGGTTAGAACCCAACTGAGCCGCTGATCCTTGAACAAATTCACCTAAACCACTTTCAAGAGCAGATGTACCTAAAGCCCGAGCAAAGGTTGGTTTGGGTATGTTTTTAATAGCCCCCTCTGCCAATTCGCCGGGACGCAAGTATCTTCCAAGTTTAGCCGCAGGGCTAAGTGGGCCTTCCAATGCACCAGATAATGCACCCGCCGCCAAACTGGGTAAGTTTTTAACACTATACTCTGCGGCTTGTTGACCAAGGGCTTCGGCCTCTTGTTCTGATTTACCTTGCTTGATGGCCTCATCATGGACATTCTGATAGTTTTGACCCTTCTGTCCACCAAGACCCATTAAAGAGCCAATTCCTAACTCGGCGGCGGTTGCAAGACCCAATGGTTCTGCTAAAACAGAACCAGCAATCATTGGAACACTAGATGCTATTGCAGACCCAGTCGATGTAAAGGGATGTTGGAAAACAGGGCGCAGATTGGCTGACAACTCCTCAAGTATCCCCTTGCCTTTGGCACGTTCTTGAAGTTCTTGGTTAATCCTTTGTTCTTCTATAAGCTGGGGAGACAAACCTTTTTCAAGATATTCATTTGCCTTGGATAGGCTATCATTGCCTGCACCAAATAAATCGGTTAAAGACTTGGCCCCGCTGATTCCTCCTTGTCCAACCTGACGCAGAAAATCTGCTGTTGAGGTTGAGGCAGTAGGAGCATTCTTTAATTCTTCTGTTGTATAAGCAGCGTAAGGATGCTGCCGAATCACTTCGTTTTTAACGTCCTCTTGAGAGGCTCCCGCAGGCCCATCAATCTGATAGGTTTTACCATCAGGCGCAGTGATTCTATATGTTGGCATAATTAAGGATTAACAACAGTAGACTGACCCCAACCTCCACTACTGGGCGGTGGCAACAAAGGGTTAGTTTGTGTAGGCGCAGGAGTTGTGGAAGATCCTGTTGGCATCATACCACCCATAAATTGAGAGATCTGATCATCGATTGCTTTTTCTCTTCTTGCTATCTCAGTTTGAGCTGCTTCATAAGCTGGAGAACCTTTGGGACTCATCAAGCCAATCTTGATGTTCATGTCTTCTCTGATTTTGGCTTTTTGTCCCATAGCAAATGACAACATTCTTTCCTGTACGCCACCTTCTTGAGGCGCATGGAATGCCATTGAAGCCCTCTTGAGGAGTTCTTCCTGTGATACATTTTGATTCTTAGGATCAGATTTAAGAATGTTATAAGCATTCATGAAGTCTGTTGGCTTATTGGCAGCAGCATAAGCAGCACGTTCACGAATCTTAGCCTCATCAATACCAGCCGCAGATGTAAGAGCTTTAGAATCAAGATCAAAGCCCATGAGTTTGGCTTTGTTAATTGAATCAGCCATGCTATGTTGATAGGCCAACTTCTCGGCAAACCTACCTTCAGCCGCTGCTCTTTGAGCAGCTTCAAGATCACTCTTGTATTTCAAGATGAGCATATCTTTTTCTTGCTTGGCTGCGTTAAGCTTGTTTACACGCTCTTGTTCTGCTGCTGTGGCTGCATTGAACGTTCCACCAAACCCAGCCAATGCTGGGCCTAAACCACCCAAGCCTCTTGTTCCACGAGTTTGCTCTGCGGCTTGTAATAAAGCATTAGAAAGGTTCATGGCTTTATTGCCTTCGCCTTGAGCCAACTGTCTTTGATACTCGGCCTTTTGGGCTGCTTCTTGTGCTGCTATTCCTTTTTGCAATTCCTGTCCGGGTAATTGATTAAGGATAGCCATCTCAGGATGTTCTTTAACATACTGCGCCCTCACTGCATCGGGGTCAGCAGGCATCTCCATATTCTTGGCGTAGTCTGCCGCTTCTTGTTTGGCTTGTGTGTATAGGTCTTTGAAAGTTGGATCTGGGACAGGGTCTCCAGTCTTAAACCCAATCACTCCACCTTCTTTGAAGTTGTACATCTTCTCATCCACAGGCAGATGAGCGATACCGCCCTTTGTCATCGCTTGTGGATTTTGTTGTGGAGCAGGCATAGGCGCACCCTGTGGTGGGCCACCTTGTGGCATTTGAGGGGCAGCCTGCATTGGAGGAGGAGTTCCAGTCAACTTGTCTTTGATAGTTCCAGTGGGAGGAGGAGGCGTGGGATTAGATGACTCCATTTGATTCAAGACATTAAGAGCCATGAACTGTGGAATCTCTTTATTAGCACCGTTGGCCAATTGCTTAAGGTAAACCTTGGCTGCATCAATTTGCTGAGGTGTCCTAGCCTGACTAATCAGATTGTTTAAATCATCCTGAGCTTTGAACAAATTCATTGGCATGATTTATCCTTGAGGGTTAGTCGTTGTAGAAGAAGATCCAAGTCCTAAGAAATTAGACACCAAAGGATTTTGAGCTACACCCAACGCAGCCAAGGCTGTTCCTAAATCTGACATGGAATTTGGTGTAGTGGTTGTTGCGCTTGTTGGTAAGTTTTGCAATAAGCTTTGCTCAAATGCCAACTGTTGATAGGGATACTGTTGTTGTTTCTGGAACTCTGCGTAAGCGGCTTGATCTGCGGCGTTTTGAATGCCTTGTTGAACTCCTCCAGCCGTACCAAGAGCCTGCAAATTCTGTTGACCAAAGCCAGCACTGAACTGACGAGAAGCTTCGGTATTTTGTTGAGCCTGCAATTGTCTTTGTTGATCAGCATTAAACTGAGTTTGAGCATTGTTATAGGCTGTGTTATAGCCTTGGCCAATTAGATTAGCCTGTTGGCCTAGCAATGCATTCTGATCCATACCCTGAAGCACGGCTTGGCGTGATCCACCAAATGCGCCTTGAGAGGTCAATTTACCCAAATCACCTTGCTCATTAATTTGAGCCTGTTGAGCCAATAGGTTTAATTGAGGCTGAAGTGACTGAGACAAATAAGGGTTCATGTACTGAGAAGCAGCACTAGAACCTTGATCCATGTTTAAACTCATAGGCTGGCCATAGCCTGCTGTGCCTTGATTGGCTGCTTGACTAACCGATTGGGTTTGACTTGGAACATTAACATTTGGCATCTGTGGAGCGCCTTGATTACTCCAATTCTGCGTTTGATATTGCATTGGGTTATACCCAGTCTGCGCCATTTCTGATAGACCCATGAACTGTTGGTTCTGTAGAGCTGACTGGCCAGCGGTCAATGGCCCTTGATAAACAGGCATGGATGTGTTGGCCAAGGCTTGGCCTTGTCCCAACATGTTGGTCACGTAAGGAGCTATGTAAGAAGATAGTCCTTGGGTGGAAGTTCCCCCAGTGTTGGTTAGACCGGGAATCCCAGAGGTATTAGATACTGTACTGGTAGTTGTTCCATCAAAACTAGCAATACCGCCTTTGGCATAAGCCTTCCCGCCATACATGAATTTATCAGGATCAATTCTCTTGCCCTGCTTTTCATTGCCTGTTCTGGCTTTGCGAACTCTGGCCATCATCTCATAAAGTTTTTTAGCGCCTGCGTCAGAGTTACCATTACCTAAATGGGAGACAACATCCGCAGGAACAACAAACTCACCGTGGCTTAATTTGGCAGGCTGAACCCCATCAATGGATGTGTTGAGTTCATCAGCCATGCCATCGGTATGGCCTTGTAGATATCTTGGTTCTGCGGGGGTTGATCCTCCCATCGCATAATGCAATTCCATCAATCCACCGTCAGCGGCAGTATCGTAACCAAATGAAGCACTGTTATCAGCAGGCGCAGAGGCTGCGGCATAAGCTTGATTCACTACATCAGCATTCTGTGAGCCAACCACAGCAATAACATCAGACGCAGGGATACCTTGTGCAATGAGCTGAGAAGCCATCTCAGCAGGAGTTTGGCCTGCTGCTTGACCTTGAGACACAATCTGCGTGATAGTGGAAGTGTCGGCAGGAGGAGGTGTTGTTGCCGTAGGAGTTGGAGTAGGCGTAGGCGCAGGAGATGGAGTAGGTGCTGCCTGAGAAGCCATATAAGCCGCAGGATTAGTAAATGCTTGTGAATTCAATAGATCATTAAAGTTCGTAGCATTAGTTGTGGCTTGAGTTGATTGGGCTGCTTGGGGCTGATACTGAGGTTGAGCGGCAGGCAAGTTCTGTAGCGCTGCTTGAACAACGGCTGGGTCAGCATTTGTAGCCTTGATAGCATTCAATACTTGAGCTGGATCTTGTATATTAATATTGTTTTGTGCAATGTAATTAGCAATATCCTGCGCTGTATAAGGTGTATACGAAGGCGTAGGCGTTGGAGTAGGTGTGGGTTTGGTTACAGTGGGAGTGGGTGTGGTCGCTAAAGTTTTAATGCCACCACCTCCATCTGCTGTCTGTTGCACAATAGGTGATGTTGTGCTGGTTGGTAGACTTGCCACGCCAGAAGGATTGTTCTTCAAGCTAGCAATGTATTGATTAACCACAGCAGGGTTAGCATTCTGAGCTTTGGTTGCAGCGGCAACTGCGGCTGGATCATTAACGTTTAAACCACTACCAGCTATAAAGTTGGCAATATCACTTGTTGTATAGTTTGTATACGAAGGAGTATTGTAGGGGGCGCCAGAAGATGTTCCTTGATTCCAAGGCATAGCAAAATTAGGCACAGGAGCGTTAGTCCTATTGGCCGCAATGGCTTGAGCCTGAGCCTCAATGGCAGCTTGTGCATTGGCTTGTTGGCTAGGATCGGTATAAAGAGTATCTGTGAAATACTGTTGGTTAGGCTGGCCGGGCGTGACAACGCTAGAAGCGCCGGGAACCTGCATCCTAGATGCAATCAAGGCTGGGATAGAAGCGCTAGAAGAACCTGCTCCCCCGCCACCTGTATTGCTGGTTGCCAAGCTACCCAAAGCACCCAATCCTAAAATGCCTTTATTGGTGGATATAAACTTGGAAATATCGTTTAAAGCAGAAGATAAGGAAGTACCAGAGCCATCTGTTGGTGTTGAAGATAATCCTGTAGATGAATCAGTTACAGAAGTTCCAGCATTTTGACCATTAGTGTAAGTGGTTTGGGTTGATAAATTAGGATTCCAAGATATTGGATTGCCGTATTCGTCAGTTAATTGAGAATTATCACCTGAAGAAGAATCTGATATGGCTGTGGTCGTCATTATTTACCCCTTAATAGAGATGGCAAGCCTATAGACCCGCCTTTTGCTGACATTTTAGCGGTTTGAGTTTCATTTGTCACGAATGGATTGTAGACACCTTCCATGTCATAGGCCACAATTGGCCCTGCAACTGTTTGAGTTGTCTGCGGTGTGGCGATACCTGAAGTCATGGGCGCAGCGGAAGGAGTGGAGGCACTGGATGAAGCTCCAGATGAAGCCCCAGATGAACTGCTAGAAGGAGTTGTAGATTTTGAACTGGCAACTCCACCCAAAATTGGACTTAATTGTTTAAGAACCCCAGCAGCCTGAGATGCTATCTGTAGATTTGGATCTGATGTCAGGCTAGACAAGGCGCTTAAAGCGCCTGCTGTGTCACCCTTTTTAAGGGCTGCAATCCCACTAACCACATTTCCAAGCTGAGATGATCCAGCCGGGAGGAAATTTGTTAAGTTGTTTAAACTTGTCAATGCCCCAGCCAGGTTTCCGGTCTGTACTGCGTTTACACCACTGACAGCAGTTTTGGCTGTATTTAACGCATCTATAGTGGATGGATCTAAACCCAATGTACTGCCCAATCCAGATGCTGAAGTTAAAGCATTAAGAACTGTACCCACATTTAAGGGTTTACCACTAGCAACACTCTGCACCGTTTTGGCCCCAGCCAAAAAAGGTGCTGCCCCGGGCATGGCTAAACCTATTGCTGCGTTGACAAGGGGGTCGTTTAAAGCACCATTAACGGTGTTGCCTATCTGGCCAAGGACAGAACCTGAAGATCCACCTGTATAAGATACGCTTTGGTAATTATTGACGGGTTGAATTGTTCCTGTTTTAGGATCAATACTGACCGGAATGTTCATTGTCCCGCCAGTTGATGGGGTACTGATCACATATTGGTTAGTGCCAACTTGTTTAAGCCCGGCTGAACTGATTGGATTCCCGCTTGAATCAACCAACGCAGTACTCTTAAACGAAATATCGTTGCCATTCTCATCTTGACTAGGAATAGTTACAGAGCCAACCTTAGCCCCGCCAGATTGAATAGCGTTTAAAGCATCATAAAACTGCTGGCTTGCCCCTGGAAATATCTTGGAATAATCCACTGCGGTTGTTGTCATACGGCCTCACCACCACTGATGAATATGTTTAAACCTGTAGCTGAAGCCTTGGCTTGAATCGTAGAAGCAGTCGGCAAAACCTGTACCCCAGAATAGGAATAAATACTATTTGCCGCTACCGATACACCATAAATAAAAGCATTATTGGTTGTCTCGCTGAACGTGGCAGGGACAATATGCAGGTTAAACGTGATGGGACTACCAGTCGTATTGCAGACATCAATCTGCTTCATGTACGTCCGAGTAGGAGTAGTTGGATTAGATGGAACAGTATAGAGCGTGACATAGCTGGTCGTTAGACTAGCCTGTGATAACTGTACTGGGGTTACGTTCTGATAAGCAGCCATTAGACCCCCAGCCAAATAAGAGCTTGATTGGTGGATACTTGATTCATACCAATCTGGTTAACGTTATCGTTGCTCGTGAAATACAGACGAAGAACCTTGGTCAGGTTATCCAAATAAGCCTGATCGTACTGAGGAGGAGGCAAAGGCAGGTTAGGAGAAACATTGATATTTGGAATCATGTATTACCTCTCCTTCCGTCTGGCTTGATCTCAATCCTAGGTGTACCGAGTTGCCACTGTAATCCCAACTGATTTCCTTCAATCTGAAAGATCATCTGTCTACCACGCAATCGGATAAACACTTGCCCAGTAAACTGTTCAATGGGAGCGGTTGCCGTGCGAGTCACAGTAGCTGTATTGATAGAGCCGTTTGTAGTCTGCGGTGTGTTATACCCCGAGCCAGAGTTCTGCATGGGGATTAAGGTCATGGTCACTTGCGGACTGGAAGTCGTAGATTTACGGAATGTCACATCAGGAAGTATTCTGTTTACATACGCAAACTTAGTCCCAAACTGCAAATCAAACTCGGAAGATTGTATATACGAGTCGATTGGATATGCAGTTCCAGTCGTATTGTCATCTAAACCATACTCGTGATACACCAAAGTGTTACCATAAGTACTATTAGGAACGGCGGCAATAGGATATGTGAGGAGCGTGGAATCAATCCAAGCAGTCCTATTCATACTGCCATAGTACCAAATATCATCTACATAGTTATAGACTACATATCGATTGATAGCTGTACTGCTGGCTGAACAATAGAACCACCACACCTCATTGAAACCTTCATTCGTTCCTGCAAAGAACTGTTGGGTTTGGTTGGTGTTGATATCGCCATAAATGTATTCACGCAGGTCACAGCGCAGGGTAGATACAGTACCGTTGTACTTATAGAACTTATCAATACCCATCCAGTAGGATGTACCAGAGGCTAGAACAGCAACGTTCTGCCCCATGATGGAGATGTTATCTCCCATAATTTGAGAACTCCATACTGCGGGAGTTCCTACATATTGGAAAGAATAGACCGAAGTATCTGTCCAAACCACGATCTCTTGCCTGTTTTGTACGCAGGTTACGATCTGGGAGCCACGAGATAGACGGAGATCACCCGCTTGATTTGTGGCTGCGGGTGTCCACATGGTCACAGATTCCTGATCAGACCAACGAACCAGCATAGGATCTTGCGAAGAACCTCCCAATGGGTTAGCACCAAATGCAAACACAAAGCGACTAGCATCGGAGACAAAGATAAAATTAACAACAGTCGGTACATCTGAAGCTTCCGACAGTGAAGTTGCATATACCGCTCTAGACGAAATCGTACTAGATGCCGCCCAATAGAAGATCGATCCACCCCTTGGGGCAAAGATCAAGTCCTGCCCAAAGTTAGCCTGACTCCATAGTCTCAAGGCCGTGGTAGAAGAAGCGCCATTTCCCCATGAGCCATAGCCCCAAGCACCTGCTCCCCAACCCACAAGAGGAACCTCAATGGCTTGTCCTACATTGATCTGGAAAGCGGCTGAAACTGTACCGCCTCCAGTTGCCGTGGAGGTGGCTGCGGTCGCTGCAAGGATGGTGAATGTATTGGTATCTACAATAGATTGAATCTGGTATTCACCATTGATCGTGATACCTCCCACCGCAGATGCGCCAGAAAAGGTAACAAAGTCCCCAAGGACTGCACCGCTAGAAGCAGCAGTTACAGTGACAACTTTGGAAGTATTGACTGTGGCAAAAGGGTTTGTAAGGGTAACTGTATACCGAATGGGCGTGATATCGTAGTAAGGCCCACCTTGATTGACATAGAACTTGAGGTTAGTTCCTACGCCAATGAGATTTTGTCCACCCAAAGTAGACCAACTAAAGAGAGAACGACAGATACCTTGATATGTTCCTAATGCTAAAGGAACCCATCCACCGATCTTTTCAGGGAATCCTTGCCTGAACCTGACATTCTGAGAGGCATACCAACTGCCTACAATGCTGAAGTTGGGGGCATTAGTTCCTACCGTTTCTGAGGCATATTGTGTTTGTTCCCTGTTTACACCAGGGCGAAACATAATGGGGAGTAGTGCGGTAGGTTGATCAGCCATAGCTTATTGTCCCATTACCCACCTAAAACGGCAAGTGCGTGTTGGGTTAATTTGATCCGTTCTTCCAACCCAAATGTACCGCCATTGATTCTTCTGGTTAAGCCTTCCCAGTTCTGCGCTTCAGCCAGATCGTTGCATCCGTGGGTCTTCCAGAACCACCCAGCGGACAAAGCAGCATACATAGGGGTCGCAACAAGTTGCGGGTCTTTGACCATATCCCTCTGGACTGACTGCCCAAAGTGGTAATAGTTATCGTGTCCAGTCAACTGAATACAGCCCCGACCATGAAACCGCCAACCATCTCCTGATTTTTCATCACGGTTTCCCATTCGATTGGCGTAAATTCTGTTGGCAATCTTCTCGGGCTGGTGGGCGTAAAGGGCAAACTCATCGGGTTGAAACTTGTGTCCAAAGAGCTTTTGTAAGGTTTCGGCTCGATAGTTGAGGTTTTCTTCCAATGTTTTGAAACGGTTGCACTCGTGGCTGCACTGTCCGATAAAAGCTGCCTGCTTTTTGACATCGTTCATCCCAAACGTAGTAAAAGTCGTAGTCAATGGTTCCGACCATTCAGCACCTATCCCGAGCTGATTGAGCTTCTCAGGGCTTAACATTGACTGCCTCCCTTACTTGGTTGTAGGTGGTAATGCAGGCGTTGAGCTGGGTGATGGCGAGGTCGCCGTCTGCTGCGATGGCTGCAAGAGCTTTAATAGTCTCTCGCTCAGATTGGCCTGCATCGGTTGTATTTCCGCTGGTAGCTCCGGCATCTGTACTGGCTTGAACGGGACAACTGAAGGGGAGGTGCAACTTGTTACTGTCCACGAGAGCAGTAAGATTATCTTGTTTCGCTTTAACATCATCTTTTGCCTTTCTCAATGCACTATTTACCCCAACCAGCTTTTTGTTCAGCTCGGCTTCTTTGGCTCTTGCTTCTGCATTAAGTCTGTCAATTTCTGCTTGATCTTCAGCAACACGCCTTTGATAACCATGATGATCTGCGACATAGTAACCTCCTAAAATAACTAACACAATACCGCCAATTTGCATGACAAAAGCCTGCGGCTTGAGCATGGGCAGAAACTTTACTAGGTGACTTACCAAATACAACCCTATTCCTACTGCCAACGACAGCAGTGCAAGGTAGTACAAGATATCACCAAAGAGCCAACTAAGCATTTACACTGGCCCTCGCATGAGCCATTCTCTCACGTTCTGCGTCATCTTCCAAGGTCGGGTGAGACATGGGTGGAGGGGGTGGAGTCCAGCTTGGAGAAGACATCATCACCACGGGAGGGGGAGGAGGCGCAACGTAAGCATCCTTGTTGGCCTTGGCTGCATTCATCATGTTGGTTGCCTCATTGGTTAAACCCTTGGTCAAAATACCGCCTATCCCGCCCACGATCAGTAACACGATATCATTAAGCATCTTGGTGTATGCT